GTATGCTTCTGGATAAAACCCTGTGTTTAAGTCCATTTTTTCAGTACCCATTTTAAAAAGGTTCTTCTGTTGGTGCTTATCTACTGCATAGCTATTTGATACAAGTGTATTTCTTTTGAAAGATTCTTTTTTAGTTGATAGTTGTTTATTGCTTCGCTTAAAAAACCATATATCTTGCAATGCTCCAAACTTGTTTATAAAACTTAATTTGTAAGGCTCGTATTTGCATTCTTCAATATTATCTACTTTGATTAAATCAACGCTTCCATCTATTGAGTTTACGTATATAGTATCAACAGGAAATAAAGCCGTACTATCTAAGAACTGATTTAAACAAAGACTACCTTCAAAAGTACCACCATCATTTAAAACCCTTTCTTCAAATTCATCTGCTGGGTTTATTGTATTGGTTACATATTGTATTTGAGTTGATGACCCAGATGTTACACTAAAGTTTTTTTCATATAGCTGCTGACCATTTGAGTAAAAATAAACGTTGGATACTTTGCTAGTATCAACAGGCAAATAAATAGGAGCATCGTCTAGCTTTACTATTGTTAAATTAGACTGTAATAAACCAGAATCATTTTGTGGGTTTATACCTTGCTCAAAATAACCATAACCATAAAACCCTTTATTAAGTACGATAGGTAGCGTAGTTTCAGTACCAGCAACAATCTTTGTGATTTCATAATCAACCCAGACTATTTCTGTTTCGTAGTCATCAGCGTTATAAGTTATATAATCTCTTACAAGTTCAGCAATCTCAAAGTTCACTGTATTATTAACCGCTAAGGCACTAAGGTTGTAGGTTTCCAGAGTTGGTCTGCTTGTTGTTTGCGTCCCTGTGTATATCCAAACTTTTAATGTCGCAAATGTTAAAAGCGTTTCGTTTAAATATACATAGTAAGGACTTCTTACATTAATTTTTGCCATCTTATCGTTCTGTTAATTTTATTAAATCTTTTTCTAGTCCTATTGAATAGGCTTTTATTAATTCATCTGGAAGCCTTTTAAATGCAGCTACAAATGGTTTAGTAAAAAACAAACTAGGTTTAATTCCTTTTTGATATATACTTCTAGCAATTAAAAACGCAGTACTTTGGTAGCTTAAAAACCGCCCTGTCTTTCTGTCTTTAAATTGTATCCTACGTCTTTTAACATAGCTTTGCATTGCTTCGGTTAAACCACCTTTCTTTCCTGTACCACTGCCAAACTTAAAAGGACTGTTCGGTGCTTTACTGCTTGATGACTTACCTCTAACCCCTTTGTCTTGAAACTCTCCGTATTGTTCCATTTCAAAACCCAGCTCAGCTCCTTTAGCTGTTAGCTCTACATTATAACCTAAACTGTTATAAAGTCCCTTAGTGTCGTTCTTATCGCTTTTAGATAGATTGCTTCTGGATTGCTGTATAACGTACTTAGCGAACTTATTTAATTCTTCTTGTAGGGCTTTGTCTGCTAACATATTTCAATGTCGTTGTTTACCAATATATCAAACGTTGCAGTCCAACCAGCTACTTTGTTTTCAAACCTATCCACAAACGGCTCAAGACTTGCGTCACCATCCAATTGATATTTGTCGTTGTATAAATCGCCACGTCTTAAAACTTGCACTAACTTATTTAATACAGCTAGTTGTGTATTTAATACGTCTTGTTCATTATTGTTTCCTATAAATATATCTGAAGTTGGTTCTTTGCTTTCGTCCACTATATCCATTGCAAGGATAGAAATGTTAAACCTTAAAACGCTCTCTTGTGCTGTGACAGTATTAACTATTAAATGCGATAAAGGAAATATAGTTTGCTTAGACAAATCAACATCAAACAAATCACCCTCTGAGACAGTGTTTACATTTATATCGCCTAGTAAAGCGTCTTTAATAGTTTGGGTCAATAAGTAGTAACCCCTTATTCCAGTTTGGCTCATTTGAATTTGCTTTTAATATTCCTTGCTTCTATTTCGTTTTTTTCTTTTGTATATGTTAAGTATGTCAAACACTCGTGGACATTTAGTTTAGTGATATTTTCAAACCTTGTAATATCTCCGTTAGCGATTGCATAGATTGAATTGTACCATCCCCATTTGGCTGTGAAGCCAGAAATTGCACTAAGCTCTCCTCGTTCTGTTTGCTCGAAGAGTTCAGGATAACTGTCGATAAGTCCCTCCCTAAATCGTAAAAAAAAACCATAGCACCAAAACACGCATCTAAAGGATAGTTCTTAGCTTCTTCGTTTGTGTCTGGGTCGTATTCTTTTAAAGTGTACCTTGTGTTTTTCTTTAAGTCAATAGGTCTGTATAAAACATTCATAGCCCTATGCAAGTTATCGTTATCACCCATAAATGTATCTAAGTCCACATACTCACCAAAACTCATATTTTCCAAGTCTGGAATAAAACCGTAGTCTTTACCATTCATTTGAAACCTATTTATAAGCTGGTGTTCTACGTCAAACATATTATTGATGATAACACAAATATCTGTTATATCTTTTGCTTTCATTGAACGTACAACCTCAACAGGCACTTTACAGAATATCTCAATCATCTTAGATTGCACTTCTGATTCCTTTGTAATATCTAATTTTGAAAACTCCTGATACTGCCCTAGAGTGATTTCATTTAACGTTGTTGGTATGCTTAACTTTACTTCCATATTAATATATAAACTTTTTAATTTTATTTTAGTAACTAAGATACAGTATATTTACCCCTGTTTGGGTTTTGTAGTTGAAAGCCTACTGCATAACGAACCGCATCTATTAAGTGATTCCAATTGTCTATTGGTGTATTTGACTTGCGTTCTAGCCAACGGTAGTTGTTTAGTTCCTTAATTAAGTTAGTGCTATCTGGACTTACTATAATATCATAGTCTTGTAATAAGCTAATGCCATAAGTAACACTCCCCTGTCCTTTTATACTTGGACGTACATTACAACCCTTTGCTTTTATTTCGCTTAGTAGTCTAGGTTCAGCACTATCCCCAACGATTAAACCCTCTCTAGCGTGTTTTAAATTAAGCTGTGCTATTTGTGACGTTGTTAGTCTTTGTAAATAAAAACATTCCTTTAAATATATTCTTTTATTTGTGCTATCAATATTAACTTCAACTAGTGTGCTAGGGTCAGCTGCGAAACCATAATCTTGACCCCATACGCTTGTGCCTATATGTTTGAATTCACCTACACTCCAATTATTAAATATAACCCCCTCAGCTTTGTTTAGCCACGAGCCTAGCATTTGCTGTTTATACTTCTCTGGACGTCTTATCTTCATTTGCTCTATTTGTTCTATATAGCTTTTAGATAAGTTGTCTATGTTATCTTGATAAGTAGTGTGTATGTATGTAGTATTTTCTTTAGTTATATTACTACCTTCTTGCACCCCTCTATCTTCAAAGAAACGTCTATATATGAAATGCTCTTTTGTAGTTGGGTTTAGTATTAATATTATTCTGTTTGGTTTGCCTTGCTGCCTTACTGACAAATCAATAGTGTCAAACTTTTGTTCATCGACTAGTTCCTCTGCTTCATCAACAACCCACGTTGTAATACCTTGTAAAGATTTTAAGTTAGCTGTCTGGTCACCGCTAGATGTTTTTATACCTCTGAATATTATTTTACTACCAGTCTTTTTGTTTAGTATCTCGTCTTTGGTTATATGGAAGTCTGCTATTGAGCCGAACTGTTCTAGCTTGTCAATAAATTCTGGAATGATTGATATGTAAGCTGAGGTTAATGTGTAACGAGTAAACAGTATCGTGTGACCTTGTTCATATGTTAGCATCACTAAAAGGGCGTTTACTGAAAAAGACTTCCCAGAACCACGCCCACCACTAATAATAAAATACCTACTGTCTGAATCAACAATAGGCATATATTTCTTTTTTACTTTAATCAACGAACTTTATTAAATCTCTAAAATTAATGTTTAATCCCTCACTAGAGTTAATGTCAACACTTTCCTTAGGTTTGCCATAACGATAGCTTAAATATAGTTGTACGGCTCTCATATCCCCTTTAGCTACTAGTTCACCTAGTTTACCTAGTGCTTCATCTTTGTCTATTATAGCATCTAAGCGTTCTATAAGTTTTTGTTCTTGTGCCTTTGGTTTACGCCCAGCTCCCTCTCTAGCACCTCCGTTGTTTTTTCTATTATCCATATTGAAATAAATTGTTTAATCAATCCTATTAATATATAAACAAATGCTTTTTATTTTGTTACTAGCACAGTACAGGGTTTTTAACTCGGTTGTTTAATAACGCTCCTTTCACTTCCTTTATAGTCTTTGGTATTACTCTAGTCTTTAATGATGCGTTAAATGGGTCAAGGCGTGTTTGTTTAAACTCTTGTAGTGTTTCTATGTCCCATTCGCTTATAACGTCTGTAACGCTCTTAATACGCTTTAGTGTTTCGTTGTTGGTTGTTTGTTGTATTTCTTTTTTTATTTTGGCTTTTTCTATATCACCAAAAGGTTTACATAGTACTAACCCCAGCTCGTCTATCAGTTCATCGTGCTTGTCTTTATCTTTATATTCTATGACGTCTATTGTATTGCAGTGGAATAATACAAGGTCGTGCTGGTTGCCTATCTCTTTCCCTATTGCTTTAAAAGTTGCTCCTGTTTCTCTTGCGAGTTTACAGAATACCTTTCTAGCATATACATATTTTCTTTTTCTTGATTTGATTGCTATATCAACTTCAAATTTTTCGCTTACTGCTTTTTTTAATATATCTAATCTCATTGTTTTATTTTAGTTAAATTCTGCGTGTTCTAAGCACTCACTACAAAGGCTTTCGTTTAATTGACTTGGTTCTGCATTACAACAGCCTGAACCTATGTATTCTTCTGTATGTGGGTTGTTTATTGCGTATTGTATTATTTGTTTTGGTGTTTTCATTTTGTCTATATTTTATTGTCTATTGTTTCTATTAAGTGTCTAAGGTCTGAGCGTTCCCAAGTTCCTAAGTCTAATCCGTTTATAAGGAATTTATAATAGTCTTTTCTATCAGTGTTTTTTATTTCAATGTTTATATACATATTAATCTAATTTAGTGAATTCTGCTGTTTGGTTTTTATTGTGTTCTTCTTTGTTCTGGAAGTAGTTATCTACTAAGGCATCTATCATTACTAGTTCATCAATAGTAGCTACTTTTATTTTATGCATTAAGCTGTCTATT